CCTGAAGCACTTGTTAATGCCAAATACTGCTTGCTGTAGAGGAGATTGAATTATGGCACTAGGTGATAATACACTCCAAGCGGCACGTGGCAACTCGCAGCGTGGTCGCAACCCATACATGGTTCAAACCACATTTAACTTTGCAACAGCACTGTCTGACAAAGGTAGCGCACTTGCTGCTGGCGATGTCATTCCAGTAATTGCTGTTAAAAAGGGAATGATGGTGATGAATGCAGGTATCGAAGTTGATACTGCTTCCGATGGTTCTACTCTTACTGTAGACCTTGGCATGATTGCTGCAGAAGATTTCATTGACGGTTTTGATGGAACTTCAGCAGCAGGTGTTGTAGCACAGAATCCAGCAGCCTATTCTCCACGAATGGCTGTTGCTGATGATAACATCGACCTTAAACTTGTTACACTTTCAGGTGGCGCAGTGACTACGGGTAAACTCCGTATCTGGGCTGTCATCATGGATTGTAATGATGAAGGTGATTTGACTGCTCAAGAAGTAGCACGTGACTTTGCTTAACTAACATAGTATTGGGGCAGGGCAACTTGCCCCTTTACTTTCATTTTATAAGGATGCACGATGGCATACACTTACCTAGACATTACTAATGAAGTCATTGCACGTATGAATGAGGTGGCTCTTACGTCAGCTAATTTTGCGTCTGCGCGTGGCTTTCAAGTTCAGTGTAAGAATGCGGTAAACGATGCTATTAACTATGTCAACCAGCGAGAGTTTGGTTGGCCTTTTACACATGATACACATACTCAAACATTAGTAGCTGGTCAAACACGCTACACTATTCCTGCAGACTCACAGTCTGTAGACTATGATACTTTTAGAATTAGCAAAGATGATACGCTTGCAGTAAATGGTATTACTTTGCGTATTATGGATTATAAAGAATATACTCAAAAATATATTGAACAAGAAACTACAACAGGTGTAGGTGCTGTTCCTATTTATGTATTTAGAAGTCCAGATAATAACTATGGTTTATTTCCTTATCCTGATAAAGCATATGAATTAAAATTAGAATATTATAAGAAGCCTACAGCTTTGTCTGCACACGGAGATGTGCCTACAGTTCCAGAACAGTATAGACAAGTAGTTGTAGATGGTGCTACCGCATACGCATATCAGTATCGTGGTGAGGCACAACAGTACGGAATTAACTTCTCACGATTTGAAGATGGTATTAAGCAAATGCAGTCTATCTTGTTGAACCGTGCGGATTACGTTAGGTCTACATACATTCCTTACTCACAACGGTATGGTGCTGGCGCGGGTGGATTTTAGAGGTTTTAAATGGCAGATGAATCTGGCCTTAATCCCTTTGTGTTTGCATGTCAAGGTGGTCTAGTTCTCGACCAGTCAACCTTTGCAATGCAGCCGGGGATGGCACTTGAACTAGAAAACTTTGAACCTGCCACTACTGGTGGGTACAGGCGTATCTCAGGATACAACAAGTGGAATAGTAATATTGTTCCACAAGACCAGCTTTCTAGTGAATCTGTACTTATGTCTGCTCACTTTAAGGGTAACGTGCTTGCAGCGCGGGGACGTAAGATACATAAAGGTGCTGCAGGTAGTGGGTCTTGGACAGAGATAGACTCAGGTAGAACAGGCGCAGGACGCTATACCTTCTTTAGATATACACTAGCAGGTACAGAATTTATTGTGTGGGCAGACGGTGCTAATCATGCATCTAAATACGATAACACTACAGTAACAGATATTAGTGGTACAGGCGCACCGTCTAATCCTAAGTTTGTTACAGGTTTTAAAGAGTCATTGTTCTTTGCTGGCATGTCTTCTACCCCACAAGAGTTAGTATTTACTGCACCCTACACAGACACAGACTTTAGTACAGCTAATGGTGCAGGTTCTATTAATGTTGATAGCAATATTACTGGACTGTTTCCGTTTCGTGATTCACTCTATATCTTTTGTGAAGAACGTATCTTTAAGTTAGTAGGTAATACAATAGCAGACTTTGTTTTGCAACCTGTAACTAGAGAGATTGGATGCCTAAACGGTTTTACCATCCAAGAATTTGCAGGTGATATTGTTTTCTTAGGTCCAGATGGACTGCGTACCGTTGCTGGTACAGAGAAGATTGGTGACGTAGAACTTGGTACAATCAGTCGTGCAGTGCAGGAAAGATTTGAAGGACTGTCAGACGTAGATGAGTTTGATAGTGTTATCATACCTGACAAGACACAGTATCGTATATTCTTTTCTAAAGCAGGTACACCACGGGCTACAACAACAGGTGTGATATGTGTGCGTAAAGGTGATGCTTACGAGTTTGCAGATATAAAAGGTATCAGACCTAATAGTACAGATAGTGTAGTTGTTGCAGGTGAAAGTATTGTTCTTCATGGTGACTTTGATGGCTACGTGTATAGACAAGAACAAGGCAATGACTTTGACGGTAGTGTAGTAACAGGTAGGTATCGTTCACCTGATTTGACTATGGGTGATGCAGGTATTCGTAAATCGTTTGACCGTGTTATTATTAACTACGCACCAGAAGCAGCCGTTAACGCAGACTTGTTTGTACGGTATGACTACGAAGCACCTAATGTAGCAAGACCAGCAGCATATCCGTTTGACACAACTACCTCAGTAGCTATCTATGGTTCTTCTGTGTACGGTACTGCAACATACGGTGGACAGTCTAACCCGTTAGTACGTCAACCGATAGAAGGTTCAGGTTTCGCTATAGCATTACGAGTAAACGATAGAGGCACATCAGCCCCATATTCATTAAAAGGATTTCAGCTAGAGTTTCAAGCTGACGCAAGGAGATAATAAATGGCAGGTTATACTAGACAATCCAGTTATGCTGACGGTGACATTATTGATGCAGCCGACAGTAATGATGAGTACAACCAATTACTAGCAGCATTTGTAAATACATCAGGTCACAAGCATGATGGCACAGCCGCAGAAGGTCCAGTCATAGGATTGATTGGAGACCCCGGTGTTGTTGCTCCAAAGAACAAAGTTGTAGTAGACGATACTAATAACCAAGTAGAATTTAACATTGATGTAAGTGGCACAAGCACAGAACAGTTTGTTGTCAAAGATGGTGTAATCGAACCTACTACAGATAACGACATTGACTTGGGTAGTAACTCTAAGCAGTTTAAAGATGCCTACATTAATGGTACAGCAAACATTGACGCACTTGTAGCTGACACTGCCGATATTAACGGTGGTACAGTAGATGCCGTAACATTAGGTACTAATAGTGCAGTCACAGAAGCACAAGTAGATAATTTAAACCTTAACGGTAATGCGATTACCAGTACAAATACTAATGGCAATATTGACTTAACACCAGCAGGTACAGGTGAAGTAAACATTTCTAAAGTAGATGTAGCCTCTGGTGAAATTGATGGCACAGTAATCGGTGGTAACTCTGCTGCTGCAATTACAGGTACAACAGTTGTTGCTAATACTAGCATTAACATTGCAGGTGACGGTGCTACCGTTACAGGCATCAAAGATGAAGACAATATGGCATCTAACAGTGCCACTAAACTAGCTACACAACAGTCTATTAAAGCCTACGTGGATAGTCAAGTAACTGCACAAGACTTAGATTTTGTAGGTGACAGTGGTGGCGCACAGAATGTAGACTTAGATAGCCAGTCACTGACCGTAGAAGGTGGCACAGGCGTTGATACAACAAGTTCTGCACAAAAGATTAGCATTGCTATTGACAGCACTGTAGCAACCCTTACAGGCTCACAAACGCTTACTAATAAATCTATTACTGCACCAGTGCTAACTGGCTCTGCATCATCTGCTGGCTCTATTCTATTTAAAGAAGATACAGATAACGGCACTAATGCTGTTACACTTATTGGTCCTGCTGCTACTGCAGATGTTACAGTCACACTGCCAGCAGCTACAGATACTTTAGTAGGTAAAGCTACTACAGACACACTTACAAATAAAACCTTGACAAGTGCCGTACTGAATAGTACAATAAGTGGAACTTCAATTAAAGACGAAGACAATATGTCTTCTAATAGTGCTGACCACTTAGCTACACAACAATCCATTAAAGCATATGTAGATACACAAGTAGCTACAGTACCAGTAGGTGATATTACTTCTGTAGTCGCTGGTGCAGGTATGACAGGTGGTGGTACATCAGGAGATGTTACACTTAATGTTGTAGGTGGTACAGGTATTACCGCTGATGCTGATGAGATTACTATTGACTCTACTGTAGCTACACTTACAGGTACACAAACACTAACAAACAAAAGTATAACTGCTCCTGTACTTACAGGTTCTGCGTCTGCCGCAGGTTCAATCCTCTTTAAAGAAGACACAGACAACGGTACAAATGCAGTAACACTTATCGGACCTGCCGCTACTGCTGATGTAACGGTAACACTACCTGCAGCTACAGACACACTGGTAGGTAAGGCTACAACAGATACTCTTACAAACAAAAGCATTGATGCATCACAGCTTACTGGCACTGTAGCTAATGCAAGACTAGATGCACAGCTTCAAGACGTAGCTGGACTAGCTGTTACAGATGGTGGCTTTATTGTAGGTGACGGTTCTAACTTTGTACTAGAGACTGCAGGTACTGCACGTACTTCACTAGGACTAGGTTCTGCTGCAGTATTAACAGCAGGTACATCAGCTAATAATGCAGTACAGCTAGATGGTTCTGCTAGACTACCGGGCGTAGATGGCTCTCAGTTGACTAATCTACCAGCAACAGGTGCATCTGCTGGCTTCGCAGTGGCTATGGCGATTGCACTTTAGCACTTGACAAATGCATAAAAGTATGGTATAATTATACTTATCTTAATTAGGAGATGAAATGGCACAGGATTTTGAAAGAAACATTGCAAGGAATGTTGGTACAAGTGAAGTAGCTTTACGTACTGCTAACTCCGATGATGCTCTTATTGGTATTAATATTGCTAATGTTACAACTACCCAAATCTTAATGGATGTATACATCACTGGTGCAGGTGGCACTGATGATTATTTTATTATTAAGGATGCTCCCATTCCAGTAGGTTCAGCCCTGCAAGTCTTGGATGGTGGTGCAAAAGTTGTAATGCAATCTGGCGATATACTCAACGTAAAGAGTGATACTGCATCAAGCGCAGATGTTTGGGTTTCCGTAGTCGATACTATTAGTTCATAAGGAATAGATAATGCCGTATATTGGTCAAAAAGTTCCGGGTAGTTATCAAGCCACTAAAGCAGTACAACGCTTTAATGGTGACGGTAGTGATACCACATTTACGCTGACTACTACAGTATCTTCTGTGCAAGATGTGCTGGTATCAGTTGACGGTGTTGTACAAGACACTGCCGCCTACACTATTCCTGATGGCACTACACTAACATTTACTGCCGCCCCTTCCTCTGGTACTGGTAATATCTTTGTGAATTACCTTGCCCCACAAGCGGGTACGATTACACCAGCCGCTGAGAACAAAGGCAACTTCAAAGCTGGTGGTCTGTTTCGTACTAACGCACAAACCCTTACAGCAAATACAACCATCCTTGCTACAGAAAACGCCAATGTAACTGGACCGTTTACTGTGGCTAGTGGTGTTACATTAACCGTTGAAAGCGGTGGGACATTGGTGACGCTATGAGTACATTGAAGGCAGATACCATACAAAGCACAGGCGGCGGTGCGGCTACACTGACTAAGCAGAGTGCGGCGAAGGCGTTTTTAGTTTTCACGCAAGCTGCAACTTACGTTGACCATAATTCTCTTAATGTTAGTAGCTTGGGAGATACAGGCACAGGATTAACAACAATAAATTGGTCAAGTGCTTTTTCAACGGCTTATTATAGTTCAACCGTAGGTACAGGTGAATTTTCTGTGCAGTATCTTAATATACCTGCTCTTGGAGTTACGTCTAATTCTAGCAGAACAACAAATTTATTGAAATATCATACGCAAACCATAGCCAACGGTACTGTAGATTCTGCTGAAAACTCAGTTACAATTCACGGAGACCTAGCATGAGTGAAGTAAAGACAAATAAAATCAGCAGTCTTGCTAGTAACAACGACATCACGATTGACCCTGATGGCACTGGTGACACGATTATTGCGTCAGGCAACGTGGGCATTGGCACTACTTCGCCTGACGCTGATTTAAGTCTTATATCACCTGTTTATACCTCTGGTGGTACGGGTAACGGTATACGTTTTCAAAATCAAAATAATAGTGCCGATGCAATTATACAGAGTTATTATTCTTCAACATCTTCTTCTGCACTTCTTCACAGTTCAAACGTATATTTATCAACGAGTGCTTCTTTTACTCCTTTCGACACTAATAAACCCAGTTCCTATATGTTGCAAAACACAAATGGGAACATAGAATTTGGTAATGGCTCTACTGGCGCACCAAGCGAAAAGATGCGTCTGGATTCGTCAGGCAAATTACTTATCGGAACAACATCTCAGTTATTCAGTCAGGGTGTCTTGCAAGTAAAAGGCAATGGTGCAGAAAACATTGCTAGAATTGGTGCGGGGGCTAATGCTGAATCTATTATTTTTGAAAATGCTTCTGGAACAGCCGTTGGTTCTATTCAAGTTAACGCTAGTGCCACTGCTTTTAACACATCATCAGATTATCGACTAAAAACTCAGGTTACTTATGATTGGGATGCAACCACACGCCTTAAACAACTTAAGCCAGCACGTTTTAAGTGGATTGCTGATGGTGATGATGCAGAGTTTGTTGATGGATTTATAGCACACGAACTTACGGCTGTGCCTGATGCTATTAGTGGAAAAGGTAAGGATGCTGTTGATGATGATGGCAATCCTGTGTATCAGGGCATTGACCAAGCCAAACTCGTCCCATTGCTTTGTAAAACCATACTTGAACTAGAAGCGCGGATAACTGCGTTGGAGGCTGAATAATGGCACTAGGTAAAATCAAAGCAGATACCCTAGAACATAGCACCGCTGGGTCGCTGGATACGCAGTACGTTGTGAATGGTAGTGCGAAGGCTTGGGTTAATTTTGATGGCACTGCTTCATCCATTGCGGCAAGGGACAGTTTTAATATTGCATCTATCACTGATAATGGTACGGGGCAATACACAGCTAATTTTTCTAATAGTATGACAAACGATGATTTTGCACACAATATAACTGTCCGTCTAACTACAGGTAGCGGTGCGGCTTTTGGGTCTATTAGAGAAGCTTCTTATTCTACCAACGCGATGGGTATATACGTTTTTCTAGCAGATACCAATTTAGCAGATGCAGTGTATGTTGTATCTTCACTCCACGGAGACCTAGCATAATGCAGACACCTGAGTTTCAAGGCACACACCTATTTGACCGCCTATGTTGGGCAAAGGAAAACCTTGAGCCAATACAGTCTGACTATCGCGTAGTGTACGAGGACAGTGTAGATGAATGTGCAAAGATACTGGTTCCTGACCCTAACTGGATGGCGTGTGCGCTACAGGGCGGTATCCTGCCTCCTGTTGAAGTGTATTGGGAACTAGCAAAAGATGAAGCACAACCAGACTTCAAGAAGCATACTCGTGGCTACCTGCTACATGACACTAAGCCTATTGATGCTCTAACCGAAGAACAAGCTATTGAATATTTAATTATGAAAGACTGCCCTGCATCTGTATGGCAGAACTGGAATCAAGGCAACAAACCTAAGATGGTTATATGCCGTAAAGAACAGCTTCCCGGCTCA